AATCGTCACGTTGCCCATTCTGCTCACCACTTGCTGCAAGACCAATACTTGGCCTTCAGTTTATCTAGGGTTCCCTTGTCACAGCCGTGCCGTGCTCGGAACGATTTGCGCCTCTCTGGATTGGATTTCTTGATCGTCATGTTGGCATCGCCGAAACGAACGATCTTTTCCTTGCCTTTGTCACAAGCCTTCACAACAAACTTCTTGCCACCAGACGTCTGCCGGCGAGGTTTGTTGCACTTCATCTTATCCTTGTCGACTTTGGCCATTGAGATATCCAAGCAGAAAAGCTCGGCCCCCCATAGGAGCCGAGCTTGTTTTACGAGTAGTACACGTTGATCGAAACCAAGTTCTCTGCTCGGAGATAGATACCCTTACGCGCTAACAGACCTTCGTCAGGGAAGTTGAACCCGTTGAAGTAAATGTCGTTAGCGTTGGTATGGTAGCTAGACAACCACCTTGCAGTTTGCCCGTTTGTTGTAGAGTGGACATAGTAGCAGTCGTTGTCACCCGTGATCGTACCTGTGTTGATGTCCGTCAAGGTGAAGGTATCGGCGTCAACACGAGTGATCTCGTAGTTGCCTGGAGTAGCGATGACGCCGTTACTGTCTTTCAGGAACGTGATTCCAATCAAATCACCCGTCACAAGGCCGTGGCCTACATCCGTCACAGTGACTGTTGTAGCTGCACGAACATACTCTCCGGCTACTGGGAGCACGTCTGTGTCCCAGATATCCAAAGTGCCTTCAGACGATGATCCAACAACGTCGAGCGCACGCACTCTAGCGCGTCCTTTGTAGATGTAACCGGAGCCGTGAAGGTGTCCGGATTTTACGTCTGATCCAGCCATGCTGTATCTCCTTAACCTGCGGAGACAGAAAGCGTTCCGCCATCATTCCAGAGAGCACCAGCAACGCTAGGGTCCGATGTCGGGACAACGAAGACGTTGTCTGTAGCTGTTGCGGTAAGAGTGCCTGTGGCTGTTACTGTTGTGGCTGTAACTGCGCCTGTGACGTCGCCAGTCACATCACCTGTGATGTCGCCTACGAAGCCGTTGGCCGAGTTTACTGGTCCAGAAAATGAAGTCGTACCCATTGGAATCTCCTGTCGGGGTAAGTGTCAGCCGCACAATGCAGCTGTCAGGGATGTCCCCACACTACAAGAAATGGCCTCGAAAGAAAAGGGTTTAAACATACTCGAACCTCCAACCCTTATACGGCCCACGGCTCAACGCCTTGCCTGACCTAACAGAGCGCTGAACCGTCGGAAGAAAGATGCCGAGCTCCTCCTTAATCGCCGTGGTCCTAGAATACACCGTCTCTGTCCCGTCTGGAGCAATCGCTTTGACAGACTGACCCATCTTGGCCTTCGACTCCTCGCTGTGGGACTTACCAAGCCAGTTCTGATTACCTGTCACCCGTTCCGCAATCGCCTGACGCTCTTCTGCCGAGCGCACATGCCCAAGAGCATTGGTGTTCCCCTTGAGCCCCTCAGACATCTTCTGGCGCGTCTCCTCCGTCGGGATGAACCGGCCGCCGCGGCCCTCGGCTAACGCAGCTTGGACCTTGGTCCTGATCTTCTCCTTGGTCTCATCGCTGTGCTTTCTGCCCGTGCGTGGGTCCGAGGTTTTCCACTGCTCAATAGTTGCTTCGCGTATCACCTGCTTTTGTTGTTCAGAAAGACGTCTCCCATAGTTTGGGGACTCCTCCCCTGTTCTGCCACGCATGGGGCTGTCGAACCAACGTGAGAGGTTGCAGCATAAGGGATCCTCGAACAACTCGTTTATCAGAGCCTCCTCAGCTATCCCCATCGCTACGGTGCAGTCAAATTCCGCTAGTTTAACAAACGCAAAAGCGCTCTCTCCGTGCTTACTCCATGAGGATTGAAGCTTGGGGTTGGGATGGGTTCGCTTTCTCAGTTTCGTGCGATGCGTTCTCCAGCGCTCATACAAATTGCCGCTACTACCTATGTAGAACTTTCCACTTATCGTGTTTCTTATCTCGTACACAGCAATGACATTGTTTGATTTTGACACAGGAAAATCCTTTTCGGTATAAGTCTCATTAACCGTACTGTATCTTGTGTTATACTTGTAGTCAAACAAAAGAAAAGCCCCGCCGAAGCGGGGCTTAAAAAGACCTAAGTCCTTGTTTTTATTAGGCTGCGCCGGGTGAGCCGAACACGGCGCGAGGGTCACTGAACCCGAAGCTGTAACGCTCCCTCGCTTTGAACCTCATGTTACCTGTGTCGAAGTCGGCTTCCATGCCGGTCGACAGAGGTGTGCGCTCGAAGTGTACGAAGCCACGAGGTGCGTCAGTCTTGATGAAGAACGCATCTGGATCTGTGAGGAAGTCGTTGACAGCGTAGCCGTCAGGAAGCATCCCCATTGATTTAAGCGCGTTCACATCGTTGTCGGCTGTGCCGACGCGGAGGTTCGATACCATCAGACGCTCTGCGATAAACTGCAGTTGGCGAGGGATGACAAGCTTCAGGCCGCGAAGAGCGATCTTCATGCCGCGCTCATCAACAAAACCAGCAATGTTGATCAAAGCATCTTCGAGAGATGTTTCGTTCAGGTCAGCTGCAGTTGATGGAGTGTTGGCAAAATCACCACCGTTAGCAAGTGGGTGGTCAGTCGCACAAAGCGCCTTACCGTCGCCACCAGCTGAAGCACCACCTGTAAAGGCGTTGTTCAGAACAGCGGCGGCTTTCACCTGCTTGGAGTGAGCCATTGAGCGTGCAAGGGCACGTGTATAGCGTGAGCCAAGACGGTCGTAAAGATTGTCTTCGATAGCTTCCTCGGTCAACGAGAACGCCAGAGCGACAGTCTCGTGGTTATACCGAGCAGTGTAAGCCTCACCAGCTTCGTCGAAGTTGATGCCTGAACCCTCAGATTTAGTCGGTGCTGCGCCGAAACCGGTCAGCATGACTTCCTCTTCGAATGCACGATCAGAAGACTCAGTGGTGAAGATTTCGGAGTGCTGGTTTTCGTAACGACCATACTCCATGCCAAAGAGGGCGTTAAGACCCGGCTCCAGCTCTTTCGCGAGTTGTGCGCGTGAAATAGCCATGTTTCAGCCCTCCTTAAACGCCAGTAGTCGACGGAGTACCAGCTGCAATACCACCGTTGGCGGAATTGAAGTGGTTATTCAGTCGAACCATTACAGGGATACCAGCAGCGGTGAAGTCTTGGTTATCGGGATCGTTTTGGAAACCCATAATCCGCAACTGCAGAGCAGCTGTAGCAGCGATTGTGCTAACACCCAATGAACCAGCAGACAGACCAGTTGAACTTGAACCAGTTGTTGCTGCGGCGAAGTTCGCATTGATGAACACGTGACCGCGAGCCGTGGCTTCGTTGGTCAGTGAGGCATCTGATGCAATCACAAACGTCTGCATTGGGTCGTCATAGACGAACGCCTTTACAGGATGGTCTGTATCTGCACCTGAACCAGGCCAGTAGTTAGAGAAGATCTTTTCACCAGTGGTTGAGGAAACGTATTCACAGCCCCAGAACACACCCAGCAGACCTACCGTGCCACCCGCATCTGCACCAACGATGTCAATGACACCTGTGGAGAGAGGGATAACAGGGGAACCCTGATAGATAGCGTTCGTGTTGCCTGCAGCAATACGATACTCAGTTGCACCAGTGCTGTTGGCGTTCTGACCCACTTTTCCAATGGGACGAAGACCGAATGCGCCATTTGTATTGGCCATTTGACAGCTCCTTTAGCTTTCAGTTAATCGGTAGACCCACGTCCACCGAAGGATACACGACTTTGCCGATTGTTTTGAATCGGCATCGAAGGATGTGACTCCTTCATTAAGTCCTGATCGACAGCCTGCATCTGTTCGCGGGTCCGGTTCCCGTAATACGCGGATCGTTCTTGCGCAGTCTCGACAGGGATGCGACACAACATCAGACCACCTTGACCAATAACGCCTGCGTAACTCCCAGAGTCAATCACAGGGGCGTGGTATGTTGGATGCTCATCAGCACGGACAGGTTCCCATCCTTCCCGAAGTTTGGATGTGACGTTCATCACGTCCTCCTCGCCTCGCATAGCTGTTCGAATCCAACGGTGCACATAGCCTTCAGGGGCGTCAGGTGCTTGTAGGTGACTGGGCGGTGCCCATGGTTTACGGCGCGCGGTTGTTTCACGCGATTCGGTTGCTCGTGGAGCTCGTTTATTATCAGTCATCAGATCAATCCTTCACGTACTTTGCGTATTCCTCAAGAGGGACGTTCAGCTTTTTCGCAATAGCGATCTGCGACGGTGAGAGCTTCACGGTCCTGCGCCCTGATTTTGTGCTGCGGGATGCTGAAGAGCCAGCAGGTGCGACCTGACTATTCCCCGATCTCTTCTCCACCTTGAGCTTGTTCGGAAACTCCGAACGCATACGGCGGTCGATTTCACTATAATACTCATCGCTCTGTGGGTCAAACCCTTCTTCCTCGACGAGTCTACGGTGAACACCGAAGGCGGCATAGGTCATGACCTCGTCTTGACCAAACCACGTGTTCTTCTCCGCCCAACCCTGTGCCTTTTGATCGACCGCGGGAGCAGCTTGTTGCTGCTGGGGCTGAGGAACATACTGCTGTTGGGTCTGCTGTTGCGCTGGAGCCTGCAAGCGCTGATCAGCGCGCTGCTTGGCTATTTCATAACGATCTTTGTCAGAAGTCGCTCGTGCCAGAGCCTCCTGAGCTTCGATCATCTTGTCCGTATCGCCAGCGTCATAAGCGTCCTTGTAGTTACGGCGAGCCGACGTAACTTGTGCCTCGATCCGGGCTCCGTACTCATTCAGGTAGCCGCTATCCAGCTGCTTCAAGCGACCTTCGAGCTGTTGCTTTTCCTGCAACAACTGCTGAGCAACACGAACAGCCTCTTGGCGATCGCGCTCTTCCTTACGGTATTTCTCCGTCAGGCGAGAGATG